AAAACTGTTGTCCTCAAGATTGAGAATACTGGCACTGCTGATCTAACGATTACAAGTGCTGACGCAGTCAATGTCCTTAACTCAGAGAGCCTCAGCCTAACTCCCACTTCTTCCACCATCTCCGCAAGCAGCAGTACAAATGCTGATCTTGTTTTCACGGCTACTGGCACCGCTTGCTGGATGCAAATACAGGTCGAAAGCAACGCCCCCGGCACGCTCGCCACTTATGTTGTTGATTTCAGCGCTACTGCTACTGCTGGTTTCCCCAATACCAAGTCAGCGTTGTTTGATGGAACCAATGATTTTGTTGAAGTTGACGACTCCACTTCATGGAACTTTGGTTATGGGGATTTTTCAATCTCGATGTGGGTTTATCGCCCCTCTTCCGAGGCAGATGGCATAATGAATTGTTTCCGAGCCTCGAACGGACTTGAGGAGTACGGATGGTCAATCTGGACATATAGCAACGAACTGATTTTTTCTACAGGGGACGACTTTACCACCTTTAACAGCGGGACAGACTTGCCTTCGGATGAGTGGTTCCATCTTGCTTGTGTTCGTGAGGGTGGTGGCGATTCGTTCACAGCAGGGATGACAACGTGTTATGTGAATGGCTCTGAATGGGGCACATCACAGAGTGAACTCGCGGCTTATAATATTGGGGGTGGAAGTACCTATGCGATTAACTTCGGGCGCAGCCCTCACGGCTCATGGTACTTCAATGGTTATATTGACGAGTGCCTAATCACTAACACTGCGCTTTCGTCATCTGATGTAACTGACATTCGTAATTCTGGTACACCCAAGGATGAATCTGGACGTACTGGTGCAGTCGCTTATTGGCGTTTTGAAGATGACTGGACGGATTCCGTGGGATCAAACGATGGCACCAACGACGGTGCATCTTTCAGCACTATTACACCATGAGTTCCAAATATTACATCATATCAGCCACTGATTTTGACGCCTCAATGGCTGACGCCTCATCACAAGGCTTGCGGTGGCGCGGAGATCGCCAAGAGGTGGTTCTGGAATTTAAAGGAGATGCACCAGGGGCGTTGTCTGGTCACGCCCCGATGGATGCCACTGCTGCACGGCAAGCAACATCGGGGGAGGCGTGGAACCCGCTTAAAGAGAACGGCAAGAGATAGATGAAGGGAGAATAACAAATGTCCAGTGCCTTACCCGGAAATTGAAGCGGTAGAGGGAGAAATGCCACCGAGGTATAGCTGGAATGAGGATGAACAGAAGTGGGATGAGAAGGAATGATAACGCTTGATGATCTAAAAGTTTCTGTAGCGTCCGGGGCTGGAATAGGTAACTGGATGCTCCAGATAGATGTACTGCTAAAGGTAGCCATATCAGTGGCTACGTTGGTCTACATCATCCTTAAAATAAAACAACAACTGAAGAATAAATAGTAACTATGGCTACTAAACTCCAAAAACCCGGATACAAGACTACAGAATTCTGGCTTACTACAGCCTGTACAGTCTGTGGACTGCTCTTTGCGAGTGGTGTGGTATCCCCTGAAGGAACTGACGCTAGTTCCAAGGCAGCAGCCTTGATTGCCAGTGTCTTGGCAGCAATGGGATATAGTGTATCCCGTGCTAAAGTTAAGGCCGACATCCAATAGAAATGCTGACAAGTCTGCTAGCTGCTTTGAAAGCAATTCCCCGCTTAGTGGATGCGCTTGAGCGGCTAGCAGATGTCGGCACGGCAATAGCCGCCCAACATAGGAAAGATGAAAAAGATAAAGTTGTTGATGATCTTATTGCCCTTGCTCTTAGCAAGCGGGTGCATAAAGACAAAACTAAACGGATGGAAGACTCTGGTGGAGACGAATCCAACGGGGTTTGAAGATTCTGTTAATGGGAGCTATTATAGGAATGAGGGAAACGCTAGTGCGGTCTTTATCCGAAGCGTGGGCAAATATATCAATGAACTAGAATATAGGCTGGAAAAACAATGAGCACAATGTTAGAAAATCTACAAGAGAAGGTTCTAGGGGACATCCACAGTGCTCTTTCGGAAGAACTGTTGAACCGAATCCGAAGCGGGGAGGCTACACCAACAGACCTAAATGTGGCTCGTCAGATGTTGAAAGATAACAACATCACGATTACACCTGTAGCTACTAATCCTCTGCTTAATATAGCCGAGGAGTTGCCCTACAATGACGCCGAAGAGTCAATCATTAGGATCCCGAAGGCAGAAGCGGTATAGAGCTTCTCATTGGGAATACCGCTTGTGGTCTAATGCTAAAGTCGGCCAAAAACGAAAGAACCTAGAATTCAGTATAACCAAAGAATACCTGAAGGTACTTTGGAATCGTCAGAGGGGACGCTGCTTCTGGACTCAGGTTCCCATGCTAAAAAGCGGAGCACCCAAACATCCTCAAAAGGTCAGTCTTGACCGTATAGATCCCTCCAAAGGATACATCGAAGAAAACATAGTATTAACCTGTCAGTTTGCTAACCTTGGAAAGAGTGATGTGGATATACGGACATTCTTTGAGTTCTTGAGAACTCTTAGAAATACCTTTACTGCCGTCCAAGTAATTAATCGTGAATCCTCCGAAAGCCAGCCCTCCACAGAAACAGAGTAATGGTACGGGCTGCTTTCTCCACGGTCTTCTCGTCCCATTCCTTGGAAGGGTCGATAACATGGAGTAATTCATGAATCATTGTATCCAAATACTCCTTGGCGCTTTGTCTGGGGTCAATCTCCACCAATCCATTGGGATGAGCCAAACCCACAGCCTTATGTTTACCCAGTTTCCTCTCACGAATCCTAATACCTTTCTTTGGGCCTACAGTAGCCCTAGGATCCACTTTAGTAACCTTCCTCTCCCTTTGTGCCATAACATACCCCCAATCTCTCTATGAGCCGTACAGAAGCAAAAATAGACCCCCGCCTAAAGGACTTCCGTAACTTCCTTTATTTGACTTGGAAACACCTTAATTTACCCAAGCCAACGCCCGTACAAAACGACATAGCTCATTATGTCCAACATGGCCCAAGAAGAATCGTTATTCAAGCTTTCCGAGGAGTTGGGAAGAGTTGGATTACCAGTGCGTTTGTATGCCATCAATTATTATTAAACCCCAAGCTTAATTTCTTGGTTGTTAGCGCCAGTAAGACCAGATCAGACGACTTCAGTACCTTTACTCTCCGGTTAATCAGTGAGATGCCCCTGCTTCGACACTTGAAGCCTAAAGAAGACCAGCGTTCCTCCAAGATTAGCTTTGATGTTGGCCCTGCCCCTGCTGCTCATGCTCCCAGTGTTAAGTCTGTGGGAGTCACAGGCCAGCTAACAGGGTCTAGAGCTGATGTTATTATTGCTGATGACGTAGAGAGTGCTAATAACAGCATGACTCAGCTTATGAGAGACAGGCTCAGTGAGACAGTAAAGGAGTTTGAAGCTATTCTTAAGCCTAATGGTAGAATTATGTTTCTGGGGACACCTCAGTCTGAAGAGACTCTCTATAATACGCTCTTGGAGCGCGGTTATGAAACCAGAGTGTGGCCTGCGAGATACCCTAAGTTCCCCGTAGAGAAAGTCTATGGGAGTAACTTGGCTCCCGTGCTCTTGGAGAGACAGAAAAAAGACAACGATCTAGTGTTAACTCCGGTTGACCCAGAGAGATTCGATGAGTTTGACCTACAGGAACGGGAGGCATCCTATGGTAGAGCTGGGTTTGCTCTTCAGTTTATGCTGGATTCACGGTTATCTGACCTTGAGAGGTACCCATTGAAACTTAGTGATTTTATAGTGCATCCCTTGGACTCAGAGTACGCTAGTCCTAAGCTAGTGTGGGCTAGTAGCCCTGATTTGGTACTCAAGGATGTACCGAATGTAGGCTTTAGTGGTGATTATTATTATAAGCCCATGGAAGTTAGGGAAGGTCATGAGAGATTCACTGGATCTGTTATGGCTATAGATCCCAGTGGTAGGGGACAGGATGAGACAGGGTATGCCGTAGTCAAGATGCTTGCATCGCAGTTATTTATCACGGATGCCGGGGGTATATCCGGGGGATACGACAAGACCACTCTGACTAAGCTAGCTACTATAGCCAAAACCCAGAAGGTTAACCGTATTCTCATAGAGAATAACTTCGGTGATGGGATGTTTACCCAATTAATGAAGCCAGAGCTGCTTAAGGTTAACTATAGTGTTACTATAGAAGAAGTAAGGTCTGTCAAACAGAAGGAACTAAGGATTATAGACATCTTAGAGCCTGCCCTAAGTAATCATAGAGTAATTATAGACCCTAGGGTTATAATTAATGATTATAAATCTATAGAGTCACACTCTAGTAGAAACCTTAAGTACTCCTTATTTTACCAGTTGTCAAGACTAACTAGAGAACGGGGGTCACTTAGGCATGATGACCGCTTGGATGCTCTCAGTATGGGTGTCGAGTACTGGGTTGAACAGATGGCTAGGGACATTGATGAGGCTGCGGATGAACTTAGGGATACTAGAGTTCGTCAGGAGTTGGAAAAGTTCCAAGACAGTGTGTTTGGAGGGAAACCTAAGGAGAATCTTTGGGTTAAACTTTAGGAGCTGTCAATTGTTATCTTTCACCCCTTCTGAAGATTCAGATGAAATAATATGAGAGGGTATCTTTAGTAGACTCGACGCGGAAGTCCCCCTTAGGGTAATTTTTCAATAGAAAAGCTGCCCATCGCTCGCTACGCTCGCTCCAGCGGTGCTTAGGAAGCACCTTCCGCTTCCCTCGCTAGCGCTCCTTCCGCTATTCTATTGCGAACCTAAGGGTTCGCTAATAGTTCGTCGCTAAGGCTCCTCACTTGTGTTGTCCGCTTCCCTTCGGTCGCTCTCTCGCGCACCTCAAGTGATCTTGTTGATCTCCTTTGGTTCGGATTGCGTTAGGGTGAGAGGGCACCTGTCACTACGTTCGTCGCTCCGTACTCTCGCTCGTTCCTACGTTTCTCCGCGTCTCGTTCGTCCGTTTCGTTTTCCTCCGTTACTCGTTCTCGCTTCGCTCGCTCACCACTGCGTCAGTCGCTACGCTCCTTCGACTCGGGTTCACCACTGCGTTACTCAAAAAGCCTCACCTCCTCACCACTCGCTGCGCTCGCTCTCGGTGCTCGAAGCCTCGGCCCTCACCTCTCGCTGCGCTCGCTCTCGTTACTACACTCCTCTCTCCATTCCTGTACTATCATTGCGCTCGTATCTACCGAGCTACGCTCGCCT